GCATAACACCGAAAGACCTAGTTCTTGCTTTTCTTAGAATGTCCGAGGAGGGCATCTGGACCGCCGAGGACATGGGCCGGTGGCTGGCAGCGACCAAGACGAGCGGAGTCCTGCGGGGCAACCGGGCAACCCTCGATGGTCTGGTAGATGAGGGGTCAACCGGGGTGGATTGGGATAAACTTCACAATCTATTGACCGACGAGGCCATCGGCGCGGGGCTGTTGGGCGATCTGGAATGGCTGCGGGAGAACCTCCTGGCGGCGCGGCAGAAAGGCGCGGAGTTTGCCATCCGCGTGGCCGAGACCCACGGCGCCGAGACCCTGGCCAAGACCCCGCAGGTGATCACCGGGACGATCCATAGTGTCAAAGGCGGCGAGGCCGATGTGGTCTACCTCTTTCCTGACCTCAGTTATGCCGGCATGAACGAGTGGATAGGCGGCGGCTCGGCGGCGGTCCGGAGGTTGTTCTACGTCGGAATGACCCGGGCCAAAGAGTCCCTGATACTGTGCCAACCAGTCGGGTCCCGGTCGGTGGTGCTATGACATGGGTGCATATACCGTCCTCGACTGCTTCAGCGGATACGGTGGATTCGGCCTCGGCCTCCGTCTCGCTTACCCTGATGCAGACTTCCGCACGGTCGCCTATATTGAATGGGATAAATTTTGTCAACGGGTCATCCAGGCCCGGATCGAAGACGGCCACCTCGATGACGCTCCCATCTGGGATGACATCAAGTCCTTTGACGGCAAGCCCTGGCGTGGAACAGTGGATATTGCGACTGCGGGCTTCCCCTGCCAACCTCACTCAATTGCGGGGCTACGAAAGATTGCCAACGGACTTTCCGATGAACGAAACCTCTGGCCCGATACACTCCGAATCATTAGGGAGGTGGCACCCAGACTCGTCATCCTGGAGAACGTCCCAGGCATCCTTGTGGGAGGTGATGGACGGCCACCATATGGGGGCACAGTGGTCGGAGAGTTGGCCGAAGCAGGGTATGACGCGGAGTGGCGAGTTGTATCCGCTGCCGATGCGGGAGCCCCGCATCTTCGACGGCGCTGGTGGCTCCTGGCATATCCCAACGCCGACCTCGGCGGACGTTTACACCGGGAACATGGAATCGAGTCAGCAATCGGATGATTCTATGCACTCGGTGAGTCTGCCGGACTTCGTTGGACGGTTCCCGACTCCCTGTGCTGCGGATTCTTTGGTTAGGAATAAGATGAGGCCGTCCCAGGTCAAGCAGATGCTCCCCACGCCCACGGGTGACGATGCGAACAACGTAACGAGGACAAGCGGCGCTTTCCAGTCTCTGAGTCGAGAAGTGGACGGTTCCCTCTCGCCCGACTGGGTCTCATGGCTGATGGGTCTTCCGGTGGGATGGACATCGCTGGAGCCGGTACCTCAAGAAGAATACGACCAATGGTTCCAGTCCCAGATGAACGGGACATGGTGGCAAGAGGAGCAAGGACTCCCAAGGGTCACCTCCGGTATCCCGGACAGGGTCAACCGCCTGAAGTGCTTGGGGAACGGGATCGTGCCGGCGAGTCTAGCGGTGTTTTTGAGAGGAGGATGATGACACCACCACAAACCGAGGCGGAACTACGGCAGCTTATCGACCGACTGGCCGACCCTGATGAGATGGCCCGGTGGTTGGAGGAGATATTAAATCAGAAAAAAGAAGATGTGTGTCCATCACTGGAAAATCGAAACAGCCCAAGGCCCGATAAGCAAGGGCATCTGTTTGAAATGCGGAGCGACTAAATCCTTTCAGAATGCCATTGTTATTAATGGCAGTGAGACGAGACCAATGCCCAAAGAGGCCATAATCCAACGGCAGATAATCAAGCACCTGCGGGAATGGAGGCTTGGACCATGATGGGCGCGTGGGTCTTCAATATATCAAACAACGGCTCGGACTGGTCCAAGATCGCGGCCGGCCGGGCTAACCGGGGGGACGGGGAATGATTACCGGACTTGGCATAGATGGGAATTGGGTCGGCATCAAGGACGGTGACCCGAGAGCTGTTGCCCTATTCAATCGTCACTATTCCGCACGACGGGGGGGGGATAGGATTCGATACGGGATGAGCGGCCCAGGTCAAACGATGACCCTGCTGACTGTCCGTTGTGATGCCTTGTATATTTGGCTCAATAATCAGGTCGAGCGGTATGACGGACAGGTCGGCTTGAACTGCACCATATTCCGAAATGAAGGCCCAGTCATGTCCAGCGAGTTGATACTTGAAGCCGAAGTATTGGCGTGGCAACGGTGGCCAGGAATCCGCCTCTTTACGTATGTTTGGGATTCTAAAGTCGAGAGCGTCAATCCGGGCTATTGCTTCAAGATGGCCGGTTGGAAAACCTGCGGGCGTAACGCGGACGGAAGATTGACTATCTTGGAGAAGTTTCCGAGTGAGGAAATATGCCAAAAGAAGCCGTAATCCAACGGCAGATAATCAAGCACCTCCGGGGCATGGGCGCGTGGGTCTTCAATGTCCATGGCTCTCCGTTCCAGCAAGTCGGCGTGCCCGACTTGCTGGTCGGGTACCAGGGCCGGTTCTATGCGATGGAAGTCAAACGACCCGGAGGAATCCTATCGCCGGCCCAGGCCAAGACCATCGAGCAGATTCAAGCCTCCGGGTCCGTGGCGGGTCGGGTCGAGAGCATCGAGGAGGCGGTCGAGTTACTTGCTCGCAATACCCAGTATTGAGGTTTCCGATTGAACGACCGGTGCTTTGTTGGAATACCTGGTATTGAGGTTTCCGATTGAACGACCGGTGCTTTGTTGGAATACCCAGTATTGAGGTTTCCGATTGAACGACCGGTGCTTTGTTGGAATACCTGGTATTGAGGATTCAGTTTGAACAATAAGTGGGACGCAGGTCAGGCGGCCAACATAACCCGAATCACTATTGAAGTGAGCGGGTACCGATGGCGAGTCCATGGGGCTCCCTTTGGTCGTCGGTGGAATGCTCACTTAGTGGAGCTTCTCGGGTCCGAGCGCCTCGACGTACCAGTGAACCGGGCTTTCTTGCTGAAGATGCAAGAGGCGGTGGCCAAGGCTCTCGACCTTGAAGTGGATGATGTGAAACGCATCACAGCAGACTTGATTCTCGCGTGATAGAATTGCCGAATGATGATGCGAGACAGGGTACAAGAACTCCGCCGAGTCCCGGCGTCCGAGCTCCGCGCCAACCCTAAGAACTGGCGCCGACATCCACCGTCCCAGGAAGCCGCCCTGCGAGGAGTCCTGGAGGACATCGGATTCGCCGACGCCCTGATAGCCAGGGAGACCGACGACGGCCTGGAGTTGATAGACGGCCACCTCCGGCAAGAGGTGATGGGTGACCAATCCATCCCGGTGTTGATCGTGGACGTGACCGAGGAAGAAGCGGACAAGATGCTCCTCACCTACGACCCGCTGGCGATGATGGCCCACGCCGACCAGGACCAACTCCTCCACCTCCTACGCGACACCCAGTTCGAGTCCCAAGCGGTCAACGATATGCTGGAGGCCGTCGCCAACGGGGAACGGCTCCCGATGCCGGACTTGACCGATGAATGGGAAGGGATGCCGGAATTTACCGAGGAAGACGCGACTTCTTGGAACCATATAATCGTTCATTTTGCCAATGAGGAAGATATGGCGGCATTCGCCCAATTAGTACAACAAAATATATCAAATAAACGAGTCAGTATTTGGTATCCCGCCCAGCCTTATATGCCAGCAGTCAATCGTTATGTTACGGAATAAATACCCCATTTACATCGTGTCTAAGGGCCGATGGGAGTCCCGTTTGACAAGTAAAGCCCTCCATAAGATGGGAGTGCCTCATTTTATTGTCATTGAGGAGCAAGAGGAGCCACAGTATCGAGCCGTTATAGACGGGTCTGCGACTCTTTTAATTCTAAACTCTACCTTCCAGTCTGATTACGACACCTGTGATGACTTGGGAGATTCCAAGAGCAAGGGGCCGGGGCCAGCTCGCAATTTCGCCTGGGACCATGCTAATGCGAGCGGTGTCCGGTGGCATTGGGTGATGGATGACAATATTAATCGTTTTTATAGGCTTAATCGGAATATTAAACACTGGGCAGCTGATGGGACTATATTCCGGTGTATGGAGGATTTCGTAGAGCGGTATATCAATGTCTCGATGGCTGGCCCTCAGTACGAATGTTTTGTACCCAGGAGACAAAAGCATCGCCCGTTTTCTATGAATACCCGCATCTATTCTTGTAATTTAATTCGTAACGATATGCCCTTACGGTGGAGGGGTCGTTACAACGAGGACACTGATCTATCCTTGAGAATGCTGAAAGATGGCTGGTGTACAGTTTTATTTAACGCTTTCTTACAAGATAAGCAAACGACTCAAAAGATGGCGGGTGGGAATACGAATGAATTTTATGAGCATGAAGGAACAATGCCAAAAAGCCGAATGCAAGTAGCATTGCATCCTGACGTATCCAAACTGATACGACGATATGGACGCTGGCATCATCAGGTCGATTATTCGGGCTTTCGCCAGCGGCTCCTCCGCCAGAAGGGTCTTGAAATACCTGACGGCGTCGATGAATACGGGATGGTACATCAACGGAAAATAGATGGCATGTGGACAATGGACGCGGTACTCGAACCGAAGTTGGTCACTGGATAAGTCATGGCTTTACAGAACGGAACCAAGATCGGCGCCGAATTAAGACGCTCCCAGGTCTTGCAATTGAAGCAGGCCGGGGCGTCCGAGCAGGCCATCGCCGAACAACTCGGCGTGTCTAAGACCCAGATAAACAACGATGTCAAACGCCGGCTGGCCGAGATCCGGAAGGGTGACACCGAGGCGGTCGAGCAAGAATACACCCTCCAGAAATCAAGGTATGAACGGCTCCTCCTCCGGTGGTGGAGCCAGGCCACCGGGTCCGACGACACCCAGGCGGCGAGGGCAACTGGGATAGTGCTGGACATCCTCCGGCGCCTCGACACCATCGGCGGTCTTGTGCCTGATAAGCCGTTGATGCAATTCAACCAGCAGAACGTCATGGTGGGCGGCGTCACCTTCGCGGACCTCCTCCGGGAAGCGATGGGCGGTCAGGTGGTAGAGATTGAGGGGATAGACTGCGATGACGTTGACCCAGGCTGAGAAGCGGTTCCTGGTTGACCACTCCAGAACTGATCCTGATTATTTCTGGGAATCGGTCCTCGGCTGCCCCACGGTTTACGACAAGCAATTAGAGATGGCGAGGGCGGTCAGGGACCACAACCGGGTCGCAGTCGTCGGCGCCAATGGCACCGGCAAGGACTGGCAATCTGCGCGGTTGATGCTCTGGTGGATGGCGACCAGGTATCCGGCCATCTGTGTCGTCCTCGGCCCGACCCATCGCCAGGTCTCCGACATAGTCTGGAAGGAAGCCCGGAGTGCATACCTCACGGCGAGGATGGCGTTGGGAGGTCAGATGTACCGGACGGCCCGGTGGGAGTTGGACGACCGCCACTATGCCGT